TTCTGAGAGATACTCCACCCAATTCATACTTGTAGACCAAAGATTGGGATGGATAACTTAATACTAAAGTAGAATCTATACCTCTAGTGATTCCTGTTAGTGTCCCTTCACCTAAAGATACGTATTTAATAATTTCATTTTCAACTAGAGCGTATCCGGGATTTATAGCACTAACAGGTATCCCTTCAAAAGAATTAAAGTTAGTAGTTGAAGCGACGCTGATCGTAGTATCTGCGGAAGACAGTGGTGATGATAGAGAAGTTGGGGAAACATCACTCTCTGCATTTTCAATTTTTAATTTATTCAGATTGGAGTGCATTCCATGATTAAAGTGATTTACTTTGAAATAATTTCCAGAGTAAACACCACCAACAGGAGTTGACGATGTAACGTTGATTCCACTAATAGTTTGTGGATTATTACTTGTATCGTAATACACTAGTGTTGAAACACCAACAGCAAAAGATTCTCCCTGAACATTCGATAAGTATAATGTATCAACGCCACTAATATTAGTAATAGTAATTATGGCGTCGCGTCCAGAAGAAGGTGAAATGTCGGATGTGACAATACCAACGACATCTCCAATCGTATATCCATTTCCTGGATTTGCGACGGTTAATGCGGATATTGCCGAAGTTCCCGTAGAAACATTTGTAATATTTAATCTAAGACCAGTACCTCTTCCGGATATTGAATATGTTCCAACATTACTGGTTGGAGAATAATTAACACCTCCAGTCATAATACCCACTGTTGAAACAGAACTTCCTGTTCCAACAATATACCCATAAACATCCTGATTTGATTGAACAGAAACTTTTCTTCCAGTTGTTAAAATTCCGATGTTTGTTGTATTAGTTGTCGTGGTAATTCCAATCTTAATTTGTCTTGGTAAGATATTAATCGGGTTAGATTGTAAAGTAGGAACATATCCATTACTTTGATGAAGTGTTGGATTGTCAAAATAAACACTGCCCGTTCTAGTTGAAAATCTTGCCTTATATAATTTAAATTTAAGATCTTGGTATTGATTTGCAGTCCAGATAGATCCATTCTGAGATTTAAATAGACTTCCTATTGCAAATTGAGTTCCATATCTTACGGACTGAGAATCTGGTAAAGTAGAAGTTTCTATAGTCTTCTCTCCCATTTCAGCAATCCAAACCTCATACTTATTGGATTGTGCAGCGGTTAGAACAATTGCGTATTCAAGATCTGGTGCGAGATAAATGGGATAATCAAAAGTTACTCTTGTTGGTACAGACGCATCTCTTGAGGTTTTAATATCTTCAGGACGCAGAATTACTGGATCTCCTAAAACAACTCTAGTTGGAGTTCCGAGTTCCATTGTTCTAATGTCCACAGTAAGCGTGGCATTTCCGGTATCTTTATTAGCAAAGAATAAATCCAGTGCTGTTAAGAACGCTCCTTCCTTGTCGTCATTGGGCGTTCCACCACTAGATGACAAAGATTCAATGTCTAAACCACCAACAGTAAATGACTGTGCTAGAGGGTCTGAGAAGACTGGTGGTGGTGGTGGAACTGCAATTACAGTTGTAATTGTCCTTTGCCTTTGTTCCCAACTTCCTTCTGCTTTATAAACTGCTTCTGCTGACGATATGGTAGTATTGCCGGGCAATGGAACTTCATTTGTAGAACTAGAAGTAAGTTTATAAACTTTAGATCCTGTTTGAATTCTAACTGATGGTGGTGGAGTTGTATGAGGATCTCTTATATAGAATGAACCAGATAAAAATCCATTAACATCGCTAATTAATCTTAAATCTTTTACATATGCTACAGCACCACTAGTTTGTCCAACTAATCTCATACCAATCGTTAAGTATCCATTAAATAGTCCTTGCTTTAAACATGCCAAAGACTCTACATCAACATTCAAGATCTTGGAAGAAGAACTATATGAGTCTGGAATTGTTTCAGTTGGTACGTATGGGTTTGTAGTGTATCTAACTTCTGGATCATTATATCCACCTAGTTTATGATTTGATACTGCAATTCTAAATGATATTACTCTCGTCGATTGTCCAGAACTTGAAATTATAGATCCAACAACTTCTTCGCCAACGATAAATGCTTTAGATGCACCATAAGTCTGCAATGTAGAGTCTGTTGCAATTTCTACTAATTTCGGAATAAGATCTATTCCACTATTACCATCGAGGAATTGATAATATCTTGTAAATGGTTTCAAATTAACCGCAGTAAATTCGGTGTTTCTAGACCTCATATAGAGTTCTTGGCCAGATAAAATAGTGCTGTCCTGCGTAAAAACTCCACCCCAACCAAATGCCCATGTAGTTACTAAAATATCTTGAAGTCTAATCGTTCTTACCCAATTATCAACTTGTGGATGCAATGTAATACTTCCAACATATGAAATTATATTGAATGGGTTTACATTTTCAACTTTAGTTGCAAATGTTTGTTTAATCCATTCTACAGAATCGTATTTTAATAAAACAGCATCATCTTTTTTCTGCACATTAGAATCAAATAGAGTGTAATCTACTCTACTGTCTATAATTTGATCACTAATTGCTTCTAGTGGAGTCAACCTCAAGCTTAAACTATTTTGAGATCTAATAGGACGAAGTTCATTTCTATCGGTATCTATTTCAACACTGGACAATGCATTGTTTATTAGAGAATTATTTTTAAAATCATCTACGAAAAATCCAGTTTTAAATCTGTCTAGACCTTGAGCATCTCTAATTTGCAATGTTTGAGTGTTTAATTCTAGTAAAGAGAGTGATGTAACTCTTTCTAAATTTTCAACTTTATCCTCTAATCTTCCGATGTCCCTCATGGTATATCTTCTATTATCAACCATGGTTATTTGGATATCTCTTGGATTATAGAGATATGGTGGGACTACCAGAGTTGCAATTTCCATTACAGTGTCTGGAATATTTGGTTGTCTTGGTTCTACTGAAGGAATTCCTTGCTGAACACCAAACGTACCAAATTTGTCAAGATATAACTTATCAATTCTACCAAGATAAAAACTATATCCAATAATTGCATTTTCATTTGGAGTCATAATGATTTTTGGATCAGTTCCAAAATATCTTGAAGAAAAATCAAATGGGGAGGAAGATATTCCTGCAAACGGTAAAACTCTTGGTCTAAAGTCTAACGTATCAGATGCTCTTACGTTATTAGGACCAATATTAGGAATATCTGATGAGAATCTCTGTTCACTATAACTGTTTACAGAAAATACATCTCCATTATCATTGGATGGTACTGAATAGTAATCAAATACTACAAGTAATCTTTTAGAAGGAGCAGTTTCTCCAAATTTTCTTATGAGTTTTGAATAGTCATAATATTGATCTTTTTGACCTTTATCTAAATCAAACTTTCTAGTAATATCTCTATATCTTCCAAGAGAAATTGAAGAAATTGGAGTATTAATTCCAGATTCTTCAAATGTTACTGTTTCTCCAACATTGAATCTATTATTATTTAAGTAAACGACTCCCAAAGTGTTCGAAGATGGTTTGGATACAACTCTAGCGACCGTATTGCTAGCATCTCCAATTATATTTTCACCAATGATTGCGTTAACATCTACGTTTACTATTGAACTAAATGATAGAGTATCTAAAGATGGGGCAGAAGAATCTAGAGATTCGTAAACTGAAATTACTTTTACTACATCAGGATAATTTAAAGATATTTCTTCATCTTGAACTCTCAATCCATAATATGCATTGTAAGTTAATCCATCACCAATTGAAGTGCTAATTCCAGTACCAGATTCTCTATTTCTTGAGAAATATAAATCTAGAGTCTTACTTCTAACAAATTGTTTTTCTTTAGATTGAATGCCCGTCTTAACGAATGTTGCATTTATCGATGCAATTTGTTTGTTAGCAATATTAGAGAAAGTAACATTTCTAGAATTTGAGTTTAAAGTTACCTTATCCGAAGTAAGATTTTCAACAGTTCCATCGGAATAGAAAATAGAATATCTCTCCTCATCAAATGGTGTAAATACGACAAATGAAGTATTTAATCCTAAATTAAAATTGCCAAGATTTACTGTAAGAGAGTTTCCAGAAGGAGTAAAAGTTGTATTTGATTGTGCAGAGAAGGTTAAAGTTGAATTGCTTAAATTGACAGAAGCAACGTTTGAATCTGGAATTTCTGAGTATAAGAATCCTCTTTGGTCGTTTTTAACGAGTGTTATACCCAGAGAAAATAGTACACTAGTTTGTGATGATGGTAGAGTGCCATCACAAACACCAGAAACAGATGGAACTGTTTCTAAAATCATTGAAGTTTTAGAAGGCGCTATCGATACCACTCTATTGTAGATTTCTGCAGATGCACCAGTTCTTTGATATTTGATAATATTTTCACTAGTAATTCCTGCCAAAGTGTTTGGTGACGATACAGTTGCGGTACTTATGCCACCACTTGAAGCACTAATAGTAATGACATCAGATCTTAATAAATTATCTAACTGAGTATCTGATATAAATGCAGTGCTAAAACCAGTTACTGCAGCAGGTTGATGAATAGATTTTACATCATTAATTCCAAAAGTTTTCACCGAAGAAATAGTTCTTGGATGAAAATCAGCACCATTGATTAAAATTTGCTCACCATTTATAAACACTCCAGAAGTTTGTCTAATGGAAATTCTTGAAGTGCCTAATCCAGCATTTACTGCATATCCACTAGCACCACTACTCTTACCTTTTATAAATGAAGTTGCAGGTAGTTCTATGGATGATACTGGTTGATTTAAAGTTAATTCTGTATATGTTTGAATATCATATAGATATAAATCCCAATTTGTAGATGCTCCATTGTATGCAGCATCCGTTAAACTAAATGAGTATACTCTTGCTGATCCAATAGTAGATCCTGCACCTACTGTGTTGCCGTTCTTACGTCTATTTTGTAGATATACAATTTCTTTTTGTTTTGGTGAACCAGATACATTATTTACAATTACCAGATTGCCCATATCAAATGGGACACTTTGATTTTCAACAAATTGCTTAGTTCTTGGTTTGGGTACATCTATAATTTCTATACCCGTTTTTTCAATATCATAACCTCTAACGTATGCTTTTCCTGGAGAAAACTTAATGCACATTAAATTTTCTGCTGGCACATTTCCCTGATTTGTTTTTTCTGTAGGGAAGAATGCACCATCATTTCCTAATCTATCATTTAAAGAATTTGTTACTAAGAATGTAAATGGATTTACTACATAGTTTCCAGACTCTTCATAAGTTCTTTGGGCAATGTAATCTCTAATTAATGAATATGAAGTCTTAGATTCTATCTTTTTAATATTACCATCTTCAATACGCAGCAGTTCCACAAAGTCAATATCATTAAAATCTGTTATTGACTTTGAGGTTAATGTTAAAGATATTTTTAGTCTATCTGCACCGGGAGCCGCATAGTTAGTAAAACCCCTTGCATTATCATAAAGATATTGGTCATCTTTAGCAGTGACTATTTCTTCATTGATCTGCAATCCTACTCTACAAGAAGGTTTATTATCATAGTAACTTAAAATTTTTGTTTGACTTTTTATTTTAACAAAAGTACCTCTAATAAAGTATACTCCATCTCCGATTGAAACTGCCGCACCGATTTTTGTTGCGTCCGATGGAACAGTTGATGCAAATGGAGTCCCTGCAGTTATTATGCTAGTATTGTCATCATAGGAAATAGATTCCTCTGAATATAAAAGTTCATTATCACTAAAAGCATTGATATTAAAATCATTATCTGAATTAATATATTTTACATATAGTGTAACATCTTGTACTTCATTATTATTTGGTAATTGAACATACTGAACAGAAGCACTTATTCCTGATGTCTGTCCAATAATAGTTTTTCCAACATACTGCTCAATATAAGACAATATGTTTATACCATACTGTGTCGGTGATAATCTAACAGCGTTAAACTGATTATCAAAACCAATATTTCCTGGAATTACTACAGATCCTTCTTGGAATATATGACTACCAAAAGACTCTATTTGATCTTGTAATATTGATTGTAGTGTATTTAATTCTCTAGTCTGAATTGCCCTTCCGGGATTAAACAAGACTTTATAATAGTTATTATCCCTCGCACCAATATCACCTTCAGAAAAGTCATCGAAATATGGGCTTACGTTAAGATTTGTTTTTTGGGCCATTTCTTAGAATTCCAGAATAATTTTAAAGTCTTCTTTTTGTCTAGAACTTCTTGATACTGTTGGTCTATTATCAATATAGATTATATCTCCAGACTTACTATTTATCTCTGGATTGGCAAGACCATTAGTATAATAAACTCCTAGATTTATAATTTTATTTGATATTGTGGTGGTAATTCCTGTAAAGGAACTAACCGTCCCATTAAATCCTCCACCAATCTTTATAATTGGTTGTGTTTCCGATGGATTTGATGGATTATAGGCAGAAAATGGTAAAACTGTATTATTTTCAGAGAAGAATGAAGACATACCAACAAAGTCTGTATGTCCTATTCCTCCTCCGCCACTATAATAGAGTGACCTATCTTGCGAATATTTTAATACCATGGTTTCAGAATCATATGATATTACATTACCATATGCAGTTCCACCACTAACACTTTGTCTTATTTTATCACCTACAGATATAGTACCACTTATATTACTAAATCTGATTGAATAAACTCCAGAAAAATCATTTGAAGTGTATAAATTAGTGCTAATCCCAGTAGAATCATAAACTGTTGGGTTTTTCAAAATTCCAACTTGTGCAAATTTTGTATCTACTGGAAATTGTTTTGAAGTATCATCAAATCGAGCATAAACTAAAACCTTGTCAGCGCCTAATTCGGCGTAAATATTAAATCCATGCCCTTTTGATGGTGGAATTATGGGGATCAATTCTGCATACACACTTGGCGTATTTGTCGATGTTGTACCAAGATCGATTAATCCATAAGTGTAATTTTTTCCACCAGAAGTTACTATGACATCTGTTATAGATCCTGTTGCAGAATTAACTTCTAATGATACAGATCCTCCAGATCCGTCTCCAAGAATATTACAAGGTTGTCCAGTAGATAAAGTATATCCGCTTCCACCGTTTTTAATATAAACTTTTTTTATTTGATTCTCATTTAATGCAGAATTTCCATTATCTCTAATAGTAGAAATTTGAGGATCTGCAGATGTTTCCCAAGCATTTGGAACTGTTATATACTCAGTTGAGTCGAATTTTATAACATCACTGGGTGAGATTGTATAGAGATATTTCCAAACGTAACCATCTCCAAGTTTTGATGGCTCTAGATCGGTAAACGTTGGTTCAATTTGTGAAGAATTACCAGTTGTATTAATTCCGGAAGAACCGTTATCGATACAAATATAAACTCTATAGTCTGAATTGATCGCATAATAATTAGCGTCATACAACCTCATAGAAGAGGTAAGTGGTGATGGGTTTATAATACTATAATCTGGTCTGTACATTTCGTATTTTTGACCAGATACCCAATCAATCTTCCGAATTACTCTTCTAATATTTGCACTCGTTACTTTCTTACCATATAAAATGGTTGACTGATAATGATTAGAATAGTCTAAATTATCAGTAGGATCTGGTGTATTAGTATCCCAAGCAGCACTTCTACCAAAACCAGATCCTTGTGGATTTGACAATCCAACAAAAACGTAATAAGAATTTGAAGAATCTTGAACAGAATCTACAAAGTTTGACGCATTAAGTATTCTAAATTGATCTGTTACAATTGCAGACATTTGAATATAGTTTTTTCTATATTTATATCAAGTTATAAAATCTTTTTCAGGGGTCCAATATTGCGTAAACCATATCCTCTTCTTTGAATTGTTGGGAAAGTTGTTAACCCAACATCTACTGTATAACCAGATACTGCTATAGAAACTGGAGATTGTCTGGAGAATCCAGATATTCTGCCCCAAGAGAATTTACCAACCATTGATCCTGTTGTTGTAATACCAGCAACATTAGTTTGAGAGTGAATATTGCATGTTATAATACCGACAGAAGCGTTAAATTGTTGTATATAGTAGATATTATCTAAGAATGATGTTCCAACACCAACAACATCTGTATTGTGGTTTATAATGGAAGTAACTCCATTTCCAACATATGTGTCAAAAATATAAATTGGATATCCGGTTGACAATCCACTAAATCCTGATGGTGAACTCAAAGTAAATCTAATCGCCATATTTGTCCCTATTCCAGAGACAGTTTGAATACCAGTAATGTTGCCAGAGAATCCTTCTATAGTTGAAGCACTAACTAATTTGTCTAATACTAAATCTGGGAAAGGTACTAAGATATTTGGAAGATTAGTAGATGTATAACCAAGTCCTGGATTTATAATATTAATTGCCGAAATTGATCCTGTTGAAGAAACTGTTGCGGTTGCGGTTGCGGTAATGCCCACTCCCACAGGTCTTGCAATACTTACTGCAAAGGTTGATCCGGGGGTATATCCGCTACCACCATTTACTACATTTATTGATGAAATTGTAGATGCTGCACTAACTGCAGCAACTACAGAAGCAGATACTGGATCAGATTTTCCAGAAACAATTAGAGCATCAAAATCTACCTCTAGTGAATTTTCATAATCAAATAGAACTGCACTATCTACAAATAACTCACTATCAGAAGACGCCAAACTGCGAATAATTTTTGCAGTTGGATATATCTGAGTTTCTATAGAATCTCTTGATTTGTAAATATATTGACCATTAATGATTTTATCTACTTTTTGCTTTGTCCAACTTAGAGGTTTATAGAGTTTAATATCTATACCTTCAGAATTATATGAATTTGTCTGTATTTTATCTGACGATAAAATTTCAGTTACAACTCTTGGTTTTTGTGTTGTTGTTATTCCTAAGTAATTATTATTTTGTAAAACTTGAACGGTATCTCCGTCTTTAATAGTTTCTACAATATTTACTTGAGAACTGTCTGACAAACTTCCCCTATAGAAGAATATGGATATGTTATCTTCTGGTTTTGGTGGAGAAGCAAACGTAAAGGTAGTTCCGCCAGTAAATTCATAAGCAACGCCTGGTTCTTGAAGAACACCATTAAAAAATATGATTAGTAGTGAATCAAAGTCATTAATTAATTGAGATTCTATATCGAGATTATTTTTCTCGAAACTGAGTAAACTTGAATTGTAGTATAATGGGAATCTAGTTCTACTACCATCCTGATAATTTTTGATATTATCAATATAGTCTATTTGCCCAAATTGCCATCCAGAGAATGAATCTGTAAAAGTATCTAAAACTGTCAGTTCAAATCTTGAAATTGGACTTGGCAAGTTAACATCGGTAACTAACCCAACAGGTGTTACAACATCACCTCTTTGGAATCCAAATCCATTTCTAGAAATTTTAAAGTTTGTTACTTGGAATAATGTTGATCCTATTCCAGTTGTTGAACTAGAACCAACTTCAACATCAACTAGTAATCCAACTCCTGTAGAAGTTGTAGATCCAGTGCTCAATCTTGAAACACCTGTTACTGGCAAATTACTATAATTTGGTGGAGAGATGTTTATAGTTGGATTTGTATACCCACTTCCACCAATAATAATGTTAAATGCTAACGTTCCACCAGCACCAACCGTTGCTCTTATACTAGACATAGTTCCTGTATGTCCAGATTCTGTAATTGCAATTGATACAGGATTTCTGTATCCAGATCCCCAATTACCAGTTGTACCAATTCCAATAGCAACGATGGATCCACCAGCACCAACAATTGCAGTCACTGAAGCTCCAACCAAAGGTGCGTAACCTAATCCAGGAGTTGATCCAAGAGAAACAATCAAACCTCCTCTAGGAAGTTCATTCATATTTACGTCATAATTTACTATCGACTGAGCCCCACTTGGTAATTTAACCCCAGCAAATACTATGCTACTAACTCCAACATTTAAGTCTTCAATTATTGAATAATTATTTCCAACTTGTAAATCATTATTTTCAGTTAAAGGAGTTTGGAATATTCCATTAATAAACACAATCCCATTACCTGCAGTTGTTCCTAAACCAACAGTGTTTGCTCCACCAACTGTTATTGGATATGTTTGTCCAATACCAGTAAATCTTTCTGAAATATTATCAAAAATTTGATTACTAGTATAATCTTTTCTTAAAAATACTCTACCGTGGAAACTTGCATTATAGTAAGAAAGGTTACTATCATCTAAAAATTCCTCATCATTCAAAGTATCTTCTAGAGATTCTGTAAAGTATATTTTATTTCTTTCTATATTAAATGATCCTCTATAAAGTGTTACTGTGCTCACTCCAGAGTGAGATGTTGCTGAAGATCCTACAAATCCTCTTTGAACATAAACAAGAGG